AAATTAGATGTTTCGCCCGGTACATCATATGTTAAAGGGTATCGTGTATCTAAAACATCTAATACTATTCTTGATGTCAACAAAGCCCAAACAACTAAATCTGTACCCAACGATGTGTCAGCTGCGAACTTTGGTAACTTTGTAAAAATTGACGGTACTGACATGAAGGGTTTCCCTAATGTTGACGTATTACAAACATTTAATTTACAAAACGATTCAGCATATATTAGTGGTTCGGGTTCTACAATTGGTACTACACGCGTAAGACATGTCGCGACAGATGGTTCGAACTATCGGTATTATATCTTTGATGTACAGATGAACAGCGGTCAAAACTTCCGTGATGTAAGGTCCATTGGTTTAGACTCTCAGTCTTGGGGTAACACCATTCTTGAAAATGGTAATGCGGTTATCAAAGAAGCGAATAATAACAACGCATTCTTTGACATGTCTCATGATAGACCAAAGTCGTTGACTGATATTTCACTTACAACGCAGAGACGTTTTACTGCAACGACCAATACATCTACTCCTCCAACTGCAACTATTTCATTGACTGCAGGTGGTGAAACATTCTCTAATACTACCAACTGGGTTGTCGCAATGGACTCAGATGGTGTAATACACACACCTCAGTCTATTACTGGATCAGGTACGACTGCAGCAACTCTGACATTTACTAATGCTGACTCTTCACAGAATATTGAAATACTTACATTTGTAAATAAAAGCTCTGCAGCAGTTAGGTCTAAGACATTAACCGAAGATACTATTACTGCGGCGATTGAGTCTGATGGTAATGGTGTCGCATATATTCCATTGACCTATGCAGATATTTACAATGTAACTAGAGTAACAGCAGAAGACTCTGATGGTAATGATGTAAGTAATAGGTTCACACTCGACAATGGTCAGCGTGATAACTTCTATGGTCAGGGTCGTATGGTTCTGAATAACGGGTTTACTGCGCCAACAAATGATGTATTCGTACGCTTCACTTACTTCGACCATGGTGGAACAGGCGACTTCTTTGCAGTAAATTCATATATTGGTCAGGTTGACTATAATGACATTCCAACATATACTCAACGGAATGGTGAAGTTATTGAACTAAGAAATGTATTAGACTTCCGTTCACGTAAAGGTGACAAAGATTCAGACTTCAGTGTTGCAACAGGTGTTATTCACGAACTTCCGTCTAACACTGACTTAGTAACAGCAGATGTCGAATATTACTTACCACGTAAAGATATTGTAGCAGTAACTGCTTCTGGTAATATTGTCAACTATACCGGTTCGCCATCATTTAACCCTGTATATCCTTCACTCCCCGAAGATGCAATGGATATTTACAGAGTTGAAATGAATGCTTATACTGATGATGAAGATGATATGACTATCAACTTTGTTGAGAATAAGCGTTATACAATGCGTGATATTGGTAAAATAGAAAAACGTATTGATAACTTAGAGGAAGTAACTACACTTAACTTACTTGAGTTAGAAACATCTACACTTGAAGTATTAGACTCAAATGGTAATAATCGTTTCAAGAATGGTTTCTTTGCAGATAACTTTAGAGACTTTACTTACACAGATGAAACCAATGCTGAACATAGAGCAGCAATGGATATTGAGTTATTTCAAATACGTCCTGAATTTGATGAAAAGAATGTTCGTTTATTCTTTGACTCTGCCTCTTCTACTAACTGGGCATTGACTGGTGATGTTCTTACCTTATCGTATGCAGACTCTGCTGTAATAAGTCAAACACTTGCATCTGATACTGAAAATATTAACCCATATTCTATAGTATTGAATGAAGGTATTATGGAATTATCACCATCATTTGATGAATGGCGCAATGTTATTACACTAGCTTGGAACCAGGCTGCACCGAATGTTAGTAATAACCAGCGTCAACTTTGGAATAACTGGAACTGGAACTGGGCGGGTACAGATAGAACTTGGATAAACGGTAGAGTTCAGGGTGCAAGACTTACAAACAGAAATAATACGCGTACCTCGAATGTTATCTTAATTCCGTTTATGAGATCAAGAAAAGTAACATTTAGAGCACGCGGTCTGAAACCATTAACCCAACACTTCGCATTCTTTGATGGAACTGCTATTTCTGCCTTTGTCAGAGAAGAAACAATATTCAATAGAATTTCGCGGTCTAGTAACGTATTAGACCAACCTCGTTGGAGAAATGCTGGCGCTCATCCGAATACGGCCACGTCATTGGTAACCGATGTCAATGGTGAAATTGTTGGTTCATTCTTCATTCCATCCAACACATTCCGAACAGGTTCGCGAGAGTTCAAGTTATTGGATATCAGTGCTGATAATGAAGCATTGGCTACATCTACAGCTACGTCTACATATACATCTGTTGGTATTACCACGTTTAGACGTATACCTAGACCACAACAAATTCCTGCTCGACGTGATCCATTGGCACAGTCTTTCCAGCTTCCGAGTGATACTGGTGGGTTCATTACTAAAATTGACCTATATTTCTCTACTAGACCTTCTGCATCTATTCCAGTTCTCATGGAATTGCGTCCAGTTGAAAATGGTGTACCGTCACAAAGTACTATTTTAGGTACTGCTATCGTTGAAAGAGATGATGTACAGATACCAGGTGATACAGAAGACTTGGTCGCAGTACAGAGCCTTCCAACATCATTTGTATTTGAAGAACCTATTTTCATCGATGGTAATACAGAATATGCGTTTGTTATTACTGCAGATACAACTGACTATAATGTATATGTTGCTGAAGCAGGTGCATTCCAGTTAGGAACAACCGCAGCACGTATTAATCGTCAGCCTACACTTGGTTCATTGTTCTTATCTCAAAACTCATTGACTTGGACACCAGACCAAAAACGTGATATGATGTTTAAGTTGTACAGAGCATCATTTAACATCAATGATGCATCTAATATTGTATTAGAAAATATTGATATGGCTGAAGAATTGTTGGATACGGACCCGTTCCTTACCGACTCTGGTTCGTCTACAATATATGTTAATTCACCTAACCATGGACTGATGATCAATGATGTCATTGACGTCGCGGGTATTGACTCTGCAGATGATGTTGGTGGTATCTCAGGCGCGTCTATTATTGGTGAAAATACAGTTACTAAGGTAGACGGTTTTGGGTTTACGTTTGAAGCAGACTCTGCAGCTACAGCAACCATTCGCGCGGGTGGGTCTACAATAAGACATACTCAAAATGCTCAGTTTGATACAATGTTCCCATTCATTGAAACCTTTGTTCCTGATGAGTCTACGATCAACTTCACGGGTAAGTTTACATCAGGCGTATCAATGTCGAATGCTAACAATGTAGCCAATAATGCATATGGTAAAGAAACATCTAGTACTGCGTTTGTAACATTAGAAAACTTTGACTTCGATGCACCTCGCATGGTTGCAGGCTCGAAGTTAGAAGAAGCTGAACTTGGTGTTGATGTACGGTCTGCGACTATTACAGCTACTATGTCATCAACTAATGACTATATCTCACCAAGCATCGACTTATCTAGAGCGTCACTGTTCCTGATGAGCAACAGAATTGATAACCAAGACTCTGATGCATCATCGGTGGATCCACTCAATAACCCAGTAACATGGGTTGCTGAAACTGATCCAACGTCTGGTACAACACTGGCTAAACATGTAACGCGTCCTATCAATATTGAAGAGCCGGCAGTCGGCCTTAAGGTATTACTTGGAGCGAACAGACCTGATAAATCATTCATTGATGTATATTACCGCACCATTCCAGCTGGTGATGATACCAACATCATTGACTTACCATGGACATATACAGACGTTGAGTTAACTACACCACCTACAGATAATAACCCTGATGTATTCCGTCAGTATGAATACCTTATTGGTGGACAGGGTGGTAACCTTACGCCGTTTACAACATTCCAGTTGAAAATAGTATTCCGCTCTAGTAACTCATCGGCTATTCCTAGAGTACGTGACTTGAGAGCCATTGCATTAGGTACATAACAATATGTTACATTTGATTAAAGTAGAAGGCAATAGTAACCTGAGGCGCGATAAACGCACAGGTGCTATTGTCGCCATTAATACTACAGACTTGGAAAAAGCCAAGCGTAAGAAACTGAATAATAAAGAAAAAGACAATAAGATAAAAAGTCTCGAAGAAAAAGTCGAAAAACTAGAAAGACTTATGGGTATATAAATACTAGTAAAAAGGACTATATAGATGGCGAACCCAAGCTCAAGACAGGGACTTATCGATTATGCTCTTCGCGCATTGGGTGACCCGGTCATTGAAATCAACATTGATGAAAATCAAATTGAAGATAGAGTAGATGAAGGTATTCAATACTACAGAGAGTTTCATGAAGACTCTACTATCCGTACATATCTTAAACATCAAATAACATCTACTGATATAACCAATGGATATATTGACATTAACGACAATATCATTCATGTAAAACGCATGTTAGCTGTCAGTGGTTCATCTGCAGTTGGCGACTCATTATTTGATGTCAACTATCATATTCGTATGAATGACCTGAATAGTATGCATGGTATGCCATCTAATGTCGCATATTACGAACAGCTTAAACAATATATCTCAATGATTGACCTTAAAACCACAGGTTATCCTCAGGTCGACTTCAATAGACATCAGAATAGACTGTATATCCATGGTGACTTTGAGGACTCTACTCTCAAAGCTGGAAACTATCTAGTCCTTGAAATAATTCAAACCATTGACCCTGAAGTATCTACTGATATATACAATGATATGTTTCTTAAGGAATTCGTTACAGCACTTATTAAACGTCAATGGGGTGCGAACCTTATTAAGTTTGAAGGAATGCAGTTACCCGGTGGTGTAACCATTAACAGTAGACAGATATATGACGATGCCAATGATGACATTGCTCGCCTTAAGGAAGAAGCTAGGTCTATTTGGGAAAGACCTGTTGAGTTTTTTGTAGGATAAGACGTTGAAAAATAGATATTTCAAACAAGGAACTCGAAACGAACAGAACCTCTATGAGGATATAATTCTTGAGTCCATTCAGATACATGGCTTAGATATCGAATATCTTCCTCGTGAATTAGTCAATAAAGATATCGTGACAGGCGAAGATATCATGTCACGTTTTGAGGATGCTTATACCATTGAAATGTATCTTGAGTCCATCGATGGTTGGGATGGAGAAGAAGACCTTTTCACAAAGTTTGGTGTTGAAATAAGAGACGCAGCGACATTTGTTGTGGCGCGCCGTCGGTTTGAGCAAGCCGTGGCAGCATATGAAGATGATGAATTCATCCGTCCTCGTGAAGGCGACTTAATATATATCCCTTTGACAAATTCAATATTCGAGATAACGATGGTTGAAGATGATAAACCGTTTTATCAATTGGAAAACCTTACTGTATATAAAATGCGTACTGAATTATTTGAATATGCAGGTGAAGACTTTGATACAGAACAAGATACCATTGATGATGTTGAGTTACAGACATATAATCAAATATTCACACTAGTCGATTCTGGCGAAACTTATTTTAATGTTGGTGAAAATATTACATATTATGTAGATAGTGCCAATGGTGATACAGTTGCTGCAGAAATAGTTGACTGGGATGCATCTATTAATAAACTTTCTATTGCTCACATCGCTGCATCTGA